ATGGAAGTTGGGGCCACTGTTGGAGCCTTGGTCAACGTCGGAGCATTGCGCGACGTTATGTGGGAAGAGACGTTCGATAAGGTGTCGGTGGAAACTGACAACGCTGGCCAGATTGAGTTGGGCATTCGGAATCACAGGTGCGCAATCTCTGGGAACTGGATGGAGCTGAACTGGGACAACTTGGAGAAGGTGTACTCAGGCGTTCATACGGTAGTCGCAGCGGATACTACGGCGGTGGACATCACTGACGAAGACATCGTTCTGACTGCCTATGATGTAACGCGACTTGCATACAAGAACGGCGACGGGTCGGAAGTTACAGCAATCACGGTGGGGGATACAGCTACGCCGACGACTGTTCTAATCCGTGACTGTGACTTTGTTGTTACGACTGACGCGCAGGGCTGGACAGGTATCTCACGGGCGTTTGCCACACCGATTGAAACCGCTGCGGCTGATGTCACGCCAAATGCTGCCGGTACTTACACGTCAGGATCAAGTGGGTTCGCTACACTTCTTGCCCCTGGAGATCACATCATCATTGCTGGGTGTGGGGAAGCGACGAACAACGGTGTTAAGGAAGTTGTATCCGCGACTGATGCTGTTATCACTGTGTCAGAAGGTGTGACGACTGAGGTAGCATCAGCTTCTACCACGATCACACGCGGCGGGATTGCTACAGGTGCTACGGTTTACGTCAATACGTACACCTACACGCCTCTTGCAAGTCGCACCTACACGGGCGGCGGGTTCGGAGCCTTCACACCTCAAGTCGTGAGGATAACGAACTCTGACGCTTCTACTCCTGCGAAGACGCTGCAATGCACGGTCTTCTCAGCTACGCCAGATGGAGGGATCAAGATTGACTTCCCATCCGATGACGACGTAGATCCTGCGTTGGTTCCAATCAAGATGAACGGGCGGCTCGACGTTGATCTGGACGCTGGCGAACAGTTGTTCGAGATCGTTGATACGCAGCAAACGGCATAAAAGAACTTGAGGGCGTGGTCCAGTCGGGCTGCGCCCCAAAGGGAGGCATTGATATGAGAGTAGAGATGAACGACAAAGGCATCTATAACTTCGACGCGTTGGTCACCACACCACGGATTGCACAGATCGGCGGCGAGCAGGTAGACGTTTCCATCATCCCAGTCGCTGTGACACTAGCGATGGCAGAACGTGAGGACCGGACGCCGGCAGAGATTCTTCTGATCTCAAAGGACGTTGCCAAGACGGAGATGCTCGAGCTGTTTCAACTGATGGCCGATGTATGCACGCCAAGCAACCCGAAGGTGACACGCGACTTCCTGATGGCACATTTGAACCCTGAGAAGTTCGCGGCGTTTATCAGCTTTGTGATGCACCCAATGCACGAGAAGGCTGCGCAGTTCTTGGAGGCAGATAAGGGAAACGCGGAGACCGACGAGACAGCATAAGACTAGGCAGGCTTGTCGGTGAAACGACGGCTCTGATGCACTGGGAGCCACGTGTAGTCCTTTGGACGATGAACGTCGAACAGTTGGTGTGGTGGTGGACCCAGGCGTGGGCGCTACAGAACAGACTGCGCGGTGTTGATCCAGAGAAGAAGGAACAGCCAGCCGCAGCGGATCGTGAAGGGATGCACAAGGCATATCCTGAACTTGCGAAGAATGGAGTTGTGAGGAGGTGACATGGCACAAAGTAACGTAGGCGCGATGGCTGTTGCCTTACTCGCCGATACTCGTGACTTCGATAAGAAGATGGGCGTGTCTACGAAGAAGGTATCTGGCTTCGAGAAGGGCGTCAGCAAGATGGGCAAGTCCATCACGAAAGCTGCCAAGGTAGCTGCGGCTGCTGCTGCGGCTGCCGTTGTCGCCTTTGGTGTATCTGCTGTCAAGACATTCGTAGAGTTCGACACGAGCATGAGGGAAGTATTCACCCTGATGCCTGATCTATCCGCCGAAGCACGCGACGCCATGGAAGAGGATATCCAGGCGTTGTCTGAGGAGATAGGGGTTCTTCCAACTGAGATCATCCCTGCACTATATCAGGCGATCTCAGCGGGTGTTCCACGCGATAACGTATTCGAGTATATGCAAGTCGCAGGTGAGGCAGCGGTCGGCGGCAATATCCTGCTCAAGGATTCTGTAGTCGGGCTCGCTCAAGTGATGAACGCCTACGGTGCTGAGGTCGATACTGTCCGCGAGTATTCAGACATCATGTTCTCAATCGTCAAAGACGGTATCACGACGATGGGCGAGCTTTCTAGTGAGCTGTTCAAGGTAGCTCCAGTTGCGGCGGATTTGGGGATTGCATTCTCAAGCATTGCCGGATGGATGGCAGAGCTGACTGCCCAGGGTGTACCTACTGCGGAAGCCGCATCGTACATGAAGGTCGCGTTAAACGAACTGTCGAAAGCTGGCACGGTAGCATCTGACACATTCGAGAAAGCAGCCGGTATTACGTTCCCGAAATTCATAGAAGCTGGCGGTACTCTTGTCGAGGCGTTTGAGATCATCGATGACTACGCCATTGATGCAGACATGAGCGTGAAGGACATGTTCGGTTCCATAGAGGCTGGCGGTGCTGTCCTCATGGCGACTGGCGTTCACTTCGATTCGTTCTCAGGGAAGGTTGCAAACGCGGAGGAAGCTTCTGGGAATACGGCAGCGGCTTACGCTGAAATGGCGGCTGGCATCAAGCACGAGATAGACAAGCTCAAGGTGTGGTGGCAGAACCTCAAGTTAGACATCGGCGGTGACATCACTGAGGAACTGAAAAAGGTACTCGTTTGGCTTAAAGCAAATCAAGAGGAGATCGGCGACGGGATCAAGGCTGTCTTTGCTGCGCTTATCGACGGACTCACATGGTTGCAGGATAATTCTGGAACTGTAAAGACGGCATTGATTGCAGTCAGTGTTGGATTGACTGCGGTTTGGGCTGCGGCCAATCCCGCTGCAGCTGCCGTGCTTGCTGTGGTTGCTGCGCTTGCTTACTTTGATTCTACTGGTGGAGTTGCTGGCGTCTATGATGAAATGCAAGCACTAGCGCAAGCATTCAGAGATTCTACTGTAGCAGAGAGAGAGAACATTGTAGTTACTGATGCTATGGTTGCTTCACTTGTTACTGGAATGGCAGAAGCTACAACGGCAGTGAACGGCTATATCACGAACGCAGAAACAGGCATAACAAACTATCAAGCAGCAATGAGAGATCTTGCAAATGCGCAGGTTGAAGCAACAAAGTCATTGAAAGATGGAATGCGTTTCGACGATGTTGTAATTCAATTCCAGCAAGACATGGAAGACATTCTTACTGGTTACGGATATACGGCGGATCAGATTGAAGTCCTTACTGGCGATATATTACAAAGCATGTTGACTGGATGGTCAGATGCTACTGGAGTTGCTGTCGGAAGCGCACAGGAGATTGATACTGCCGTTAGGGATTCAGCACAAGCTCAGATAGATGCCATCGCTGAGGTCAATCGCTTACTTGCTGAATACAGAGAAAATCAGGCAGCCGCAGCCGCAGCAACGATTGAAACAGCAGAAGCGATTGCCCTCACTACTGACGACATAGAGGCAGCAGAGAAGTCACTCGCTGATCTATCTACTGAGTTAAAGAACACTGAAGAAGGCGGACTAGATTACATCGTTGTGGTTGGCAAGATCCAATCTGAGTATTCAAAGCTAATCTCTGCTGCAAAGGCGGTAGACGAGCAAGACGTAGAGACGACAAAACGACTCCGTGAGCTTATAGAACTATACGAGCTACTAGGTATCGAGCTTGACAATAGCGTGGATGATGCTGAAGAGTGGGGAACTGAATATAAGAACATCATGTCTTCAGCCCTCTCTGACGTGTTATCCGACATACTCTCTTTCCACTGGGACACGCAAGCCGCAGAGAAAGATCACCAACAGCGTATGCAGGACATCATTCAAGGTGCTGCTGATAGACTGGCTGGCATCACTCAAAGCGATCAGCGACGGCGTGAGGATCTGCAAACAACGCACAGCCGCAAGCTAGAAGACATCGAGGAATGGTATTGGGAACAGGTCGAGAAAGGCGAGGCGAACACATACGAGAAGAAGGCGGCTCTTGATGCAGCGCGTCAAGCAAAGATCGAAGACGCAGAGAAAACATATAAGCGAGCGTTAGAAGATCTTGATACGGACTATACACGCGCCGTCGATGATAACAACGATGACAGAATACAAGCGCAGGAAGATGAAGTAGCGGCGTACAAAGAGAACATACCGACCATCGGCGGAATCGTTAAGACTGGGTTTGCGAATATGGCACAATCCATCATTGATTCAGGTATTGAACAGGCAGGCAAAGATGTAGCCGGATGGCTCTGGGGAATTGCAACAGA